TAAAACTCTCTTTTTGTGGAAATTTTTCAAAATTTGCACAACAAGAGCTCCCAGAAGGCTTTGAAGAAAATGGTTTTCCTCTTATGCCTCCATTTATGGAAAGTTATGCCTTATCAACTTGTCGCGATTTAAACGATACTATTAGATTGTTTTTCTCTCTGCAACAAGCAAAGGGTTTGTGTACCGAGGTACCAGACTCTTTTCTTGAAGCAGGTTTAGAAAAACATCGAAATGGTATTGTCAAGCGAGATTCAGAACTAATTGAAAAAGATGAAGAACTCTATCAAAAATTGAAAGAGTTCAGTTCTTCCCACGTTGGTAAGTATGTTAAGGAACATTATGAACCTTATCAGTCCGTTGTCCCGAACCTTAAGTCGTGTTATGAAAAATCACGAGCTAAGGGAGGGGCACTTGGACAACTTACCGAAAGTGGAGCTCTTATCCGAGGTGAAAACCCCGTTGAGTTCCATGGAAAGAACCGTCCGGAACCACTTATTGTAGGTCTTTTTGGACCTCCAGGAAGTGGTAAGACGACTATCTTACGACAACTAGTTCATAGGATTTGTTCGAATCTTTTTTCCGAAGTACCGGAAGAAGATATGTATTATTCAAGATCACCTGCGACAAAGCATTGGGATGGCTATACTGGCCAGCCAATTGCTGTCTTAGATGATTGGGGGCAAGATCTAAACGATCCTCATGATATTCAAGAGTTCGTTCAGCTTGTCTCCACTAATCCATATATTCTTCCTATGGCTAATTTAGAAGAAAAGGGTACATATTTCAGTTCACCAATTATAATAGTGACCTCAAATATTCCTTTCGGTCGAGTACTCAGAGATGGAAGTGGCGGTAAGGTCGTTGTTGACCCTAATGCCATATGGAGAAGATTTACCCTTCCTTACCTTGTCGGTAAGACGAAGAATAATCAAACTCACATCTATCCCTGTGAACTCGAACCGGTCTTTCTGGATCAGACATCACTGGGGAGTCGTTCAGCCGAGAAAGACTCTTCTGTAGCCATTCAGACTTATAGACGACAACATCTTGAGAGTAATTTCACTCCTGGTCAAGATTTTAATAATCCCGGTATGACTACCGTGAACACTAAAACTGACCAAGAATGTGATATCTCGGGCATGTGTCTACAAGTTTGTACTTCATTAATCCAACGACTTAATTATCATCGCTCCTTTTTAACGGGAGAATGGGTACAAGAAGTTGGATCGATTCGATTGCGTTCTCATGCTAAGACTGATAGCGTAGATTTTGATCTACATGAATGTAGTTCACTGTTGAAGCCAGGGATTGGAACTTATATTAAGTTTCCCTTGTCTCCTCCAGATCATCTACCACTAGTCAAAGCAGTTCCACTAGCTGAACCTTTAAAAGTTCGAGTAATCACTGCTGGAGAAGCAAACACGAAAGTGTTACAGCCTCTTCAAAAGGTGATGTGGTCTTCTCTAGGTCAATTTCCTCAATTCAGTCTTACACATGGTGTAAGAGATTTAGAATTAGAGGATATTGAACAAAGAGATGATCCTGAGATCTTCCACCGTATGGAGGCAGAAATCAATAGGATTTACCACGCTAGTAGTGAGAACACCTGGTTATCTGGCGACTATACAGCCGCAACAGATAATCTTCCAATGTGGGTTACGGAAGCCCTAATGGAAGGCATTCTTGAGCATATTGA